TGTCTGAATCAAAAAAATCACTCATTTACGATTTCCCGTAGTATTTTTTTAAAGTTGAATACATTAATATTTAGGAAAGGTTTATACTTCCTTATTTTCAAACTTACGGTTTCCCATACGGGATCTAGTAGTTTTTCATCAAACTTGTCTGAGAATGAAAATATTATATCATATATTACAAAAGTTTCAAGTGAAATATCACCACCTAGAAATCTCTTTAATATAATCGGATGTCCTTTCCCACACTCAAACAACTCATCAAGTTTGTATTCTTCCAATAATTTAGAACATTCTTCTTTAAACAGATAAGAAATACTCTGTTGTCTTCTCATCCAATCTGCATAAGTTCTCTCACCAGAGTTGATAATCTCACCTATCCATAAGTTATTAGGATTATCTGTAGTGACAAAATTTGCAAGTAAAAAGTTAACTATTTCTTCGTCAGAATACTTTCTAGATGTTTTCTCGAACCAGTACTTATCTTTCCTTTTATTAAAGGATGTCATAGTTGCACGAGATTTACCACCATATCTAAAAAAGTCATACTTACGGTTTGTAAAATGACTTTTCATTGAAAGATATGACTGGTAGGTTTCAAATGGAGTCACTTTCATCTTCTTCCTCTTCACTATCTAATTCTGTAATTGAGTCAACAGGAACTTCTGCTTCTCCGATTCGATACCAATGTTGGTCAACACCAATACTATCAGGTCTAACACCCAAGTATTGTAAATCACTGAAAGAATGCTCACGAAGCATCGCTTGCAATCTCCAATGAATTAATTCTGATTTTTTCATTATAAAGGCAATTTTGCTCTTGATGTAGGTTTCATAAAGTTAAGACGAGTTGCATCCCATTTTAATCTTTCTTTTAAAGGTTTGGATATTAACTTCGATACTGATTCTACCTCAATATTGTTAGTTTCGCAATAGTAACATATTGCATCAATGTAATTGAAGTCTTCTTCTGCTGCAACAATCTTTTCGATTTCGATTGCAAATTTAGATGGAGTCAAGAATTTATTCTCGATTGCCTGTTCTAGTTCTTTATTCGGTTCCATAGAGTTCCAGTTTATCTTGAACAAATTTGTTAATGTATTCTCCGAGGAGTTTGATGTACTTTGCTTTGTTGTATTCTTCATAGACGATGCATTCTCCATTTTCACAGGACATAATAATTACTAATTTTTTAACAGATATACCCGTTAATTCATATAACATACAACCGTATGCCATACACTGGACGAAGTAATGTTCTATCCAGTCTCTTGGTTTTGGTTTCTTAGAAGTCTTAAAGTCTATTATCGCTAACTCGTCCTCGTATTCTGCAATACAATCGACTGTTCCAGCAATTCCTAGTTGCCTACTGTAGAGCGAACCCTCTAAAGCGTAAATATTATTTATATTACCAATTTTTTGTTTCGCCACACTGAACAGAAAATTAGAAATCGGAGGAACTTTTGGAAGTTTCTCATCATTCAATAAATGATGTTCAGTTAGAGTGTGAAAATCAGTACCACGGGTGGTAGCTGCTTTAGTAATACGATTTGCTTCTTCATCTCCTACTTTCTTTCGCCATTTAACAAAAATTTCTTTGTTAAAATGACTAGTAACAGATGTGATTGAAACTAATTTAATTAATTCATCTTCGTCAGGAACAGAATAGTAGCGTACACCATCTATTGTTTCCCTTTTTAATTTTGGAAGATCAATATCAACATGATTAAACATTAAAGACCAATATCAAGTTTTGCAATAATATATTCTTTGACAAGTCCAGAACGAACTATATCATCGATACCATACTCTATTATATCAAAGGATGGCATTTTACGCAAGATGTTAAGAAAATCGTGTATGCCATTCCTGTCATTTGTTTTTACCAAATCAGATTGACTAGCATCTCCACAAAAAATAATCCTACTATTTTCACCAATACGAGTGATGATTGAATCTAACTCATGAAAATTAAGATTCTGAAATTCATCAACAATTACAATCGCATTATCTAATGTAGTTCCTCTTATGAAAGAAGTACTCCAAAATTTAATACTCTCTTGTGCTTTCAAATTACCATATAACATTTCAAAGTCAGCATCAGTTGGCATTTGAAACATATATTTGACCATATTTTTATATGGTATCTGATAAATATCTGCTTTATCTTCGTGGTCACCAGGTAAAAAACCAATCTCACGAGTTGAAACTAAAGAACGAACAAGATATATTCTTTCATATGGTGTTGTTTCATCAAGAATATCTGCAAGAGCATTGTATAATGAAATAAATGTTTTACCTGTTCCCGCAGTGCCATATGCAACAAGGTGTTTACCATCTGCATATGAATCAAAAAGTTTCTTTTGATTATCTGTGATGGGTTCAATATCAAGAAGGTAAGTATTTCCAATCGGTTTCTTACGTTTCATTTGTTTCGTAGTTAAACCGATACCTATGGGTTGATCCCCATTAGTTTTCTTTTTTCTTGGCATTTGATTAAAGTGTCTTTACTCTAGAACCTGGTGATTTTTGTGCTTTTTTAAGAACATCATTCCAACCAGGTGCTTTCTTTCTTAACTTATCTTTCCATTCTCCGACTTCACCGACACCTGGCATAGTTGAGGGATCAGAATAGTCCCTTGACCAATCAGGATTGTCAGAACACCACTGATCCCATTCTGTGATACTCATTATCACTTCTTTCTGTTCACCAGTTTTTGTATTTACTACAGGGTATGTTGCCATAATAATTTGTTATTGTAAAGTTATTTATCAAAGGAAATTAAAATTAATATTGTATCTTAATTTAGCATTACTTGTAGTTGATGATTGATGAACCTTTGATGCATCAAAAAATACAATGCGGTTCGCAACACTTTCAACTTTGTTTCCATCTGAAAATTTAGTATATCCATCACAGGTATTCAATGAGAATACAGCACCAGTATGTTCATAATTAAAATCAATGTGTTTCTCATGTTCTTTCACTACATTAGTATATGGATATGCATTAATTTTAATTCTAATCATAGTTTTAAAGTTTGCTACTTGTAGAAATCTTGGGATAAAAATATTACATATATTAGGATAAATTTGATTTTGAGGCATATCGTGACAGTATATCATATGAACCATATACCAAGACCAATAATTTTCGCTATGTACACCTAAATTTCCAACATCAGTTACAATACGAAATTGACTTTGATTTCCTTCTTTCTGACCAATAGTATTATTAATTAATGTATTAAAATCATTTTCATCAAGAAAATTATCTATAATCTTTAATTCCATTCAAGTGCCTCTGCTACAGTTGGAAACTGTTCAGTAAATATGGACTTACAAGCATTTGCAATATCCATATGTTCTTTTTGTGTTCCGTGTCCAGAACGTAGGTCAATATAATGCACCCAAGAACGAACACTTCCAGACATATAGATACGAGTTGGTGTTGCCAGTGGTAAAACAAATCTAGCACATTCTTTTGCGATGCCTTCTCTTAATAATTCATTATATAAATCTAGTCCTTCATTAAAATAATTTTGTATTCGACCAAGTAACATTTTACTTTGTTCTTCTGGTATATCATCAATACTATTCTGACGATTCTTTGTATCTTGTCTTCTTAGTTCTGGTAAAGGTATATTTGTATCTAATAAATTTGTATCTGCATATCTCTGGGAAAATTCTTGAAAAGTAAAACTTCTGTGTCTTAGTATTTGTGCAGCAAGTCCTCTTGTAGTATTAATTTCAAGAGTCATAAATGCTTGCTCAAAAATTGACCAATGTTGATGTTTGATGCAGTATTTTAAAAGACCTGCATAATTATCATTTTCCTGATTATTAGGATTGCTCACACGAGCACAATATGCCATATGTTTTTCGGCATCAGGAGAGACACTTATAAGTGATACGTTCATTTAAATCCTTTTGATGTTTGTTCTTCAATTTTTGCTAATTCATTTTTAGCAACTTCTAGTTGTTCACGAATTAATTTATTTTGTTCCTCATCATAGAGATAAGGTTGTTTAACTAATCTTTCAAGCATTTTGACTAGTCTTTTTGCTCTGCTAATCTGGGTAGCCATCGTCATCCTCTAATATTTCATCATAATCTTGAGATATAGAAGGAGGTGGAGCAACATAAGATTCCACATCAGAAAAGACCTCTGCTTTGATATCATCTACCAATAATTCTAAATTACGAACCATCAGTTTGAGTTTGTCTCTATCCATAGTTATTATTGTTTCAACTAGTATAGCACAAAAAAAGGAGGGTAACAACCCCTCCTTACAATTTAGAACTTGTATCCGTACAAGAATCTAGCTTCAGCGTAAATGATAGTTAGAAATATAGCAGATGCTGCTAAAATTTCTGCTGTAACTAACATTACTTAGCGTGAGCAATACCACGATATGTGAGTTCGACCTCTTTTGTTTGCTGAGCTTTTTTGTTGTTGGTGTCGTACTTAACACCACGATAAGTGACTTGTGCCATTTGGTTTTCTCCTAAAGTAATTGGATGTTTTTAATATCCGTTCCTTCAGTCGGCTTTTGCGTCCCTACAATCTAAACCATACTTTTCACCAAAATCATAATACAACTCAATAACTTCCTGTCTATCTTCTACACTAAGGTCAGGGTAGACTTTAGCACGATCAACAAGAGTATTGATATCTGTACAAGATACTGTAACTATAGTAGTAACAGCAGTTGATGCAGCAATTAAAGTTTCAATCATAAGGATGAACGAACCCGTTCCGAGTCGGCTTACTTGCGTCCGATAATATATGTATCACATTCATCTGACACTTTAGTTCTCAAGTAATCTATAAGATACTCGTGAGCATCAGAGTTAAGATTCTTATCACTAAGTATCTCAATTCTGTTTTGATTCCAATCTGAACAAGACATCTCCCAATGAGAAGCGTTGTGTTCAACTAGAAGTGATGCCAGTAGTGTGAGTTCTATCATTCGGATGAACGATGTGTCTATATTAACACATTCACTCTATATATGCAAGTAGTTTTGTAATTTACGATACAATTTTATATATTCTTCATATTTAACTTATTTTTAACCTGTTTTTAATCTAAATAATGGGTTTGAATTTCGTAAAAACCCTACAGGGCAAAAAAATTGGCGGGATTTTTTTCCGCCATATTTGAAAACTACTTCCGTTTTTTCTTTTTGGGTGCTGTCGTACTATTGTATCCCCATAGTGCAGGTTTGATCGTACCCTTACCGTAGTCAATAATTTTTACACCCATCTTAAACTTATCATAATACATATCAAATAATTTAACTCTTGTACCCCTTGTTAAATCACGATGAACTGTGCCATCAATTTCATATGTTACAACCCAAGCATCTGATGGTGCATCAGTAGTCATTACTTCATCTAATGAACCATTTTCAATTAAAATTTCAGTCCCGTAAAGTTCTCTTGATGTTTCTTTTTCAGTTGTAGTCCAAAAAGTTTCTTTAGTTTCCATTTTCTTTTCCTCTTTTACAGCACTCATGAGCGACCTCCCCATGTAATTTGTGGATATGCTAAAGATACTACCTCTTTCGTTATTTTATATTTGTCTGTCAATTTTTTATCTTTCACTAATACAAGTATTTCTGCTTCAAGTGGATGTAATCCTTCAAGGATATTGATAAACATAGTCTCTCTACGAAGACCACTCAATCCGCTGTTACCACCTTTCAAGAAGTTATAGAACTTTGTGTACTCAGCACGAATTGATGCCTTCCCTTGGTCTTGTGAACCTAATGACGTAGATCCAGACTCTTTCATCATTGAAACAGCATCATTAATCTTATCTGACAATGAACCTGTTACGCTATTATCCTCTCGTGTGTTACCGTAAGGTACTTCACCCTCTGGTAATAATGAAACAATTGTTTCATCAAAATTCCAAATTAATACTGCCATCACAGATTCGTGAGCGTATCTTTTTAGAACCTCAACTTTCTTTGCCTTTGTTCTTTGTTTAGAGCAAGCATCAAATACCTCATACACAAACGGATTGTTTGGTAAATTAGGAATTGAAGGTGCTTTTGCCTTCACTGTTTTAGTCGTCGTCATCTTCGTCGTTGTTGTCATGATTTTCAAATCTGAATGCTACTATTTCGTCAGGAACTATATTACCATTTCTATCATACATCTCTGGGTGAATTTTTTCAACCTCTTGATAATT